GCTCAGAGACACGCTCAGGAGCTTGCTAAGGCACAGCTAGAGGTTAACAAAGTAGAAGCAGCACACAAGTCCTTGTTTGTCTCTGGTTGGAGACCTGCAGTAGGCTGGTGTTGTGTCTTGGGTATGACTGGTAATTTCATGGTTATACCTTTTACCAACTTTGTACTAGCTTTGTTGGCTATTGAAGTCACTATACCACTCATTGACCTAGAGACTATGATGCCTGTACTAATGGGTATGCTTGGTCTTGGCGCTATGCGTTCTTATGAAAAAACCAAGGGCGTATCGAGGGAAAAGTAAATGGCATATTACGTAGGCACACAACAGTTTCCTAGTGTTTATGCAGCAGCTAGGTTTTTAGCTAAGAATCCTCAACCGGGAGTTAGCATTACGTCTAATCCTGTAGGCACAACTAAACCAGCGCCTACAACAAAAGAAGGTATGTTAACTGGAACAGCAGACTCAAAAGAATACTCAGAAGTAAATCTTCCTCAGCCATCTGCGCCAGAAGGAGTAGTTAAAACACCTCCGCCTACACCTCCACGTCCAATAGAAGTAGATCCTCCTGCGCCTGTTGAAACTGTAGAGGATCCTGTTGTTAGAGCGCCAGTAAAACCTGCTCCAACTACTAAAGAAGACGTAAAGGCAGAAGAAGAAGCACAACCAGAAATGACTTTTACGTTTATACGTGGTCAAGAAACTGGTGACGCAAATCTTGATCTTTTGTTGGCTCAGAAAAGAGACGTTGAACAAATAACCGAAGCAGAATTAAAAAAGTACTTTAACGACAAAGGGTCTAAAACACTTCAACAAGCTTTTGGTGACTTTGATAACTATCTTGCTTACATGACTGAGCGCGAGCAGTTAATTCAGTCTGGTGACTACGATGTGGGCAACTGGGCTGAACAAGGTGTCGGAGGAGCAGGATTCACCGAAGACCAACAAATGCTTATGGAAGGAGATGCAGACCTCACTGTAGATCCCAGTGACCCCGGACAAGACGTAACTGTACTTAATCAACAGTTAAGCTCTGCTCGACAAGCAGCGTACAACAACTGGGCAAATTCAGACACTAATAAAGCACTGCTTGATAAATACGGAGTCACTTACAACATAACTAACGAAGACGGAGACACCTACAAGTGGAACGGCTCTGCCTACGTAAAAACATACAAAGCACCTAGTGGCGATGTTAAAAATGCTATGGTAGGTGTGATTGCTGCCACAGCTACAGCCGCATTAGGAGGAGCTATTGGAGGCGCTTTAGCACCTAGCGGAACTGCAACGGCAGCAACAGGAACAGCAGCAGGAGCCACAGGAGCCGCCACAGGAGCTACTACTGGTGGTTTTGTAAGTCAAGTTGCTGGTGATGTCCTTGCCAACGCTATTGTTCAAGGGGCTGTAACTGGTGAAGTAGATCCTTCTGCTCTTGTAACTGCTGGTATTTCTTCTGGTTTAGACTACGTAGCAGAAGGGATTAAGTCAGGCGCTATTGCTGCTAGTTCCGATGCTGGTGCTGCTGTTGACAGTGCTATTTGGAATACAGCAGACGCCCTAAGAACAGACTATGATACTGTAGTTGATATAGCTACTGGTATTGCTTCAGGGGCTATTGCTGGTGACGACATTGAAGACATTGCACTAGGGGCTGTACAAACGTACACAACAAGCGAGCTTCAAAACTATGTACGAACTAACTACGCTGACTCAATGGGCAACGTACAAGTAGACAACTTGTTTGAAGAAGATACGGTATTAGAAGACGGGACTATAATTCCAGCACAAACTACTGTCCCTATAGCGGCTTTAAACCCATTTATAGAAACAGCAGTAGGCGCTGCTTTTGGAGAAGACGTAGACGCTACTGATATTGTTTCAGACATAGTTGACTTTGCTACTTATGAAGGTGGCTACTTAGATGAAGACGGAACTCTAGGATTTTTAGACCCCGGCATAGACATACCTGACATTGACTTAGACCTTTTTGGCAACGTGCAGGTTCCTGACTTTGGCGACACTCCAGAAGAAATTAAGGCCATAGAAGACGTTGTAAGAACAGTAGGGTCAGCAACAGAAGACGTTGTAAGAACAGTAGGATCAACTACAGAGGACGTGGTTAGAGCAGGCGGTCAAGCAGTGGCACCTATAGTAGAACCTCCAGCACAGGCTATTGGAGACGTGTTAGCTGCAGCAGAAGACGTAGTTAGACCCATAGGGTCAGCAGCAGAAGACGTAGTTAGAACTGTAGGGTCAGCAGCAGAAGACGTAGTTAGACCCATAGGGTCAGCAGCAGAAGACGTAGTTAGAACCGCAGGATCTGCTATTGATGAAGCTATTATACAACCTATCAGAGAAGCATTGCCCACAGGAACAACACCAGAGTTACCTGAGATAACAACACCAGAGTTACCTGAAATAGCAACACCAGAGTTACCTAGTGTTGACCTGCCCAGTGTAGACTTGCCTAGTATAGATTTACCAAGCATGGGCATGCCTCAGTTTGCTGGAGGGGGTGGAGGTATGTTTGAAAGTTTTGTTCCGCCTGAGTACTTTTACAGAACGCCCGAATATAGACAAATACAGTTACCAAAACAAGTAGACTATGTAGCAGAGCTAAACAACATAATTGCTAGAAATTCAGGAAGAATGGCATGACCTATTTAAACATAGTAAACAACGTCCTACGAAGGATGCGAGAAGAAGAAGTTACTTCCGTACAAAGCAGCACTTATTCTAAAATGGTAGGTGACTTTGTTAACGACGCAAAGCGCACAGTAGAAGACGCATGGGACTGGTCTGCACTTCGGACTACTCTAACAATTACTACTACTGCTGACGTCTTTAACTACGTACTAACAGGAAGCCAAAATAGAATCAAAGCTCTTAACGTCATCAACGACACAGCTAACTTGTTTATGGAGTACAAGACAGCTACGTTTTTTGATGAGGCTTACTTAATCTCAGACCCACGTAAGAGTGCGCCAACGTACTACACGTACAACGGCGTTGACAGCGACGGCGACACTCAGATTGACATTTACCCTACTCCTGACAAAGAGTACACTATTCGTTTTAACTGTGTAAAACGTGCTGCTGACCTGTCTGCTAATGACGACACAATGGACATCCCTGCAATGCCTGTGATTCACTTGGCTATTGCTTTGTTGGCTCGTGAACGTGGAGAAACTGGAGGCACTTCTGCTCCTGAATACTTTGCTATTGCTGATAAGTACCTGTCTGATGCTATTGCTTTAGACGCTCAAAAGCACCCAGAAGAAGTAGTCTTCTATACGCCGTGAGGTAGCTATGGCTCAACAATTACAAAGCATTAACCTTGTTGCACCGGCCTTTAAAGGAATCAATACAGAAGATTCCCCTTTGGCTCAGGACCCTTCGTTTGCTGACGTTGCTGACAACGCAGTAATTGACAAACGAGGCCGCATTGCGTCACGCAAAGGACACTTAGTACTGACAACAAACAAAACTGAACTAGGGTCTGCAAAGATTAGAGCAATTAAAGAGTTTGAAGACAACGCAGGTAACACTAAAATATTTTCTGTAGGTAACAATAAGATACTTAGCGGCACCACTACGTTAGCTAACGAAACACCCGGAAGTTACACCATTACCCAAGACAACTGGAAGATGGTTAACTTTAATGACAAGATTTATTTCTTCCAACGTAGTAATGAACCCCTTGTGTACGACAACGCAGGAGGCGCTGTAGTCAAGCTTAGTACAGTTTCTGGTGCTGCTGGTGTCGCTACTACTATGTACGGAAACGAAGTTATAGCAGCTTATGGACGCTTGTGGACAGCAGACATAAACAACGACAAGTCTACAGTGTACTGGTCTGACCTATTGATTGGACACGATTGGTCTGGAGGTACTAGCGGGTCCATTGATATTTCAAAGGTATGGCCTGATGGCTATGACGAGATTGTGGCTTTGGCTGCACACAACGGCTTGTTAATTATCTTTGGTAAACACAGCATTGTTGTGTACCAAGGAGCAGAAGCACCAGCTACGATGTCTCTTGTAGATACTGTAGCAGGCGTGGGTTGCGTAGACAGGGACACAGTACAACATACTGGTTCTGATGTATTATTTTTGTCCCACACGGGCCTAAAGAGCTTTGGTAGAACTATTCAAGAAAAGTCAATGCCTATGACTAACTTGTCCAGTACAATATCTAAAGACATTATTGATTTGCTTCAGAATGAAACAAGTTTTT